CCTGTTGCAGCTGTGCGTTGTCCTAAGATGTCACGTTTGAACCATTGACTATCCCGGTCATACGTTGCCATGAGTACCCTCAGCTGATTGTCTGTTATGGATAGATTATCAGCGACGGTAAAATGTCCGTAGTTATAGCCGTACTTGGGATTAGTTTTTTGCTGTTCTTCGTGAAAGTCTGCGATATCTGTGTAAAACCAATGCCGCGGTGGTTTAGGGTTCAAATCAAATATCAGGCACCTATCATTAGATGCCAGTGTTCTGTCAAATACTTCTTTAATAAATGTAGCGCAACACTCGTTAGCTTCTGATATGTAAGCTGATCCGATTGAGAAGCCTTTTATGCGTGCAGCATCGTTTTCTTTTGCGCCGCCTGCGATGATAACAATCTTCTCGCCTGCCTTACATTGTATGTAGAGTGCGTCTCTATCCTTGTATTGTCCTGTTCGGCAGCGCCCCTTGAATATGTGTTCAAGCCCAAAACCGTTTGAATCGATTATGTTCATCTTAGTTGTTGACAAGCTTACGCCGCCTGCAAGGTGTATTTTGTCTGGGTGTGTTTCGAGTTTGATCGCCCACGCTATCAGGTTAATTACGTTTTTAGATGCTCTTTTACCGCCCTCAGCGATTGACAGCCAACTACTTTGTACCCTTAATATATAGTCAGTCTGTCGTTTCGTCAGCGGTGCGTACGGTATCATCTTGCTCTCCCATAAAGTCGTTTAGCTTGCGTTCCTCTGTTGGCTTATTGACAAGGTCTGCGATTGACTGTATCTGATTGATTGACATTTCGAGGTTATCACTTGATATGATGTTCTCTTGTTTATCTCGCCATTCGGCCGGCTTACGATTCTTAAGCCAGAAGATTTGCGCTGTTGTGTCTGGTGGTTGATGCTTGATTACCTCTTTAGTAACAACAAGGTTATACACCGGATCGCCGTTTGCATCTTTGCCTACCATAGCACGCTCTGAGGTGGTTTCCTTGTACTGATAGCCTAATGCTCTTTTTAGCAGTGCGTTCTCTACTTCTATGTCAACAACTTCTTTGCCTTTTTTTAAGGCGTCCGAAAATTCTTTGTATTTTTTCTTCCATTCATACAATGTAGACAGCGTTATACCTATGTTTTTAGCTATCTGCTCATTGATCAATCCATCTCGTGTCCAGGCAGTTACTTTGGTCAAACCGCCATCTTCAATGAAGTCTGTGTATTTCGACATTTATATCACCACCTGCCTTTTCTCGTGTCTAACCCGAAATAGTTGTACCCTTGTTCAAACATATATAGGATACTGCCATTATTTCCAGGTTTCAACGATAGTAAATGTTCATCTACTGCTTCGCTAAACTCCTGAGTGGTTATTCCTTCTTGTTTCAGAAGGTCTATTACTTCTTGTATATATACTTCTTGTTCATCACTTACTCTTGGGTGTTTAACCTCTTTTAGTTTATCAAGCTTTGTCAAATAAATAGAGACAAAATCATCAGATGCTTGCAGATGATGTAAACGCTTGTCTTTGTTGTTAGTCTCTGTAGTAGTCTCTGGTAATGGTCTGTTCATTTTGGCATGACCATCTGTCCAATTTGAGCAGTCCATCTGTTCATTTTGAACACATGGGGAATTGTCAATACTTTTCAGCTTTTGATAATCTATTGTATACCACCTTGTTCTGTCTATTTTCAACTTGTTATAGTTGCCTACAATAATCAATCCTTGTAATTCGAGCGATTTAATTGTTCGTCTTATTGTGCTTACGCTAAAGAACGGAAACTCTTTCTGCCAATTGTCGTATGAGTTGTACGTCCAGTATCTGCCGTCGTGGTAGTTCATTCTGCGCTCTTCGTTCTTGATTAGCCAGTAATGGATTTGTTGAAGTACTATAGCTTCGTTTAGTCCTATTTTTGATGCTAACCCTTTAAGGATAATCAGCGGATACTCGTCTAATAGCATTGTATTCATTTTTACACCTCGGAATGTGTTTTGTCTGCTTCCCTTTGCAGAACTTCGGAAATACAAAAAAGAGAATGTCAGGGCGTTTCCGATTCCGCCTTTTCGCTTCGTCAAGCTATACATTCTCTACTGTATGGTGGACGTAATGGGATTCGAACCCATGTTGCAACCGTTTCCATTTTGGAAATAGTTGACTTAACCTTTTACGCCCATGTGCGCCCCACGCATGAGGCGAGCACTTTAGCTGTGCCATGCTGCGGGCATTCTCCGCTCGCTCTCCTCAGATTGCGCCTTAATCCCTATTACTATTATACCACATTTCAGCGTTTTTTGTTTATCTTGTGCTGAGGATATTTATAATCCATGAAGTCTTTCACCATATATGGTATGTCCTCGAAATCTTCAAAGCCTCTGATAGCTTTATTCCAATCAGACACAGGAGTAGTTGAAACCTTGCACAGTTCTTCATATACTTCATTTTGCTTTGTGATTTGGAAAATAATCCAGTCAGCCGTGCTTCTGCTTGCTTCTAATTCGTTAGTTTTTTCGTTATACTTTGCGTCTGTAATATTTTCTAAAACATCTAAGCTTAACAACTCATCGTTTAATTCTATTTCTGTTTTCGCGGTGATGACAAGTTTCATTGCTTTGCTCTCTTTCTGCCGGAGTAACCGCTCCGGCTCGGTGTGTGGTTTAGTTGTATTTGCTTAAAATTTGGTTGTAAATTTCTATTGCGTCTTTCCCCGGCTCAATGTACCAGCCACGCTCATAACTTACAACTATTTTACCACTTTTCTTAATTTCCAGCTTTGATATTTTGCCACCGTTGATGCCACTTTCAGAACCGGTTTCATAGCATTTTATAGATATTTCGTATCCGTTAATTGTTATCGATTTCCACATTTCCGTAATCTCCTTTGCTTTTCTATAGTCTTAGTATAGCATAGGTTATTACGGATTGCAATACTTATTTGCAAATTATCTTACAAAGTTTTTATAATCTTCTTCAATCGACTGATAGAATGGTCTCCACTCCGGTAGAAACCGGTTGATTTGTCCGTTGTCGTCTACATGAAGCGTTACGATGTAAAAGCCGACATGCGCAGCAAGGGCAAGGCGTTTCATGAATCCTGATTGCGCTTGTAGTGTTCCGGCTTGCAGACAATGGACGTTTCTGTAAAATATATACTCCTGTTTGTGGTAGTGTCCCAAGATCAATATGTTAGGCTTCTCGCCACCACTCATAGCGTCAATTGCTTTTTGTGATTTGTAGCTGATGGAATAAGCAGAACCGCCGCCCGGGTGCCTGAGTTCTAACTTGCAGTTAGGCGTTATCTCGATTGTGGCAGAATCAAAGCCTAAACAAATCAGATCGTCACGATTTATCATTTTGCTGATGTTCAGTCCGGCATGTTTGACAAAAGCCGCATCGTGGTTGCCTAAAATGTAGAACGTTGTAATTCCGTCACGCTTCGGGTAATGCGTGTTTATCTCCTGTGCGTGCTCGTCTGCGCCGTGTATATAGCATTCATATTCATGTCCTGGACGCATTCTCTCGCCCTCTGTGATGTCGCCAGCGTGATAGACGGTAGTTATTCCCTCTTGCTCAAATGCATCATATGCCTGATGCAGGAGCGATAACTGAGTATACTTGCTACCTAAATGAGTATCAGAGACAACGCCAAATCTTACAACGTGATCGCCGTTCCAATTACTTCTAATGCGCTTCGGTTCGCTGTGGATACGCTTAGTTACCGTCACACCGTCTGCGGTGTAGTCTATAATATGCCCGGTGGCTTTTAGCCTTGTAATCTCGTTTATAATCTCGTCAGGTGTTAGTCCGGTTTGCGCCATGATGCGTTCAAATGTTGCAGGCTTTTGTATAGCGTCAATGACTGATTTGTATTTCGGCTGTGCTTTTTCTTCTTGTGATCGTCGCCATAATCCCCGGACACGTTGCCAGGAATAGTATTCGCCTGTTTCTTTGGTTAATGTTTCGCCTATTTGGTTGTATGTCAAACCTTGATTCTTTAGTTCTTTTATTCTCTCTTTCATGTGCCCCTCGCATAAAAAAA